GAATTATTAACGCTAAAGAAATAATCTCAGCGCCAACATTGGAAGGTCCTAATGCCACACCGACCACACCCACTACTCCTAATACAAGCAATGAACAGCCTGAAGAAATCTCCCCTGAAGAAGCGTCAGAAGTGGAAGAAGAAGTTGATGCAGAAACTAGGGCTGAAGTAAAGTCATTTATGAAATGGGCGCAAAAAGGAAAACGCGCACGACTATTTGAGTTTAAGAGCCTAGACCCTATTGTTGGTGAAGCGCTTAATCGTTGTGCATTTGACGGCGATTTAGATACTGCAAAGGCGCTTGCAAGAGCGTATTTAACATGACTTGGGAGCGCGCATTAGAGGCAGATGCGCGTTTAGCGGCTAGAAACGCATTACTTATTAGAGCCGCCTTACGCCAACAATTTGACGCAGAGCGCGCATTTGAGGGCTATGCAAGAACCATGCCTGACACAAAGTTATCCCTACCTCAACAACGCTTGCGTGCAAGAGCGTGGGCAATTGTAAATATTCGCCCAAACCTAGAACCTTTGAAAGAAGTATTAGCAAGAATATGGGCGCAGGGTTACGCACTTGGAGATACTGCCGCAAGAGAAGCATTACTTGAAGCCAAAGAAGCGCAAAAAGCAGAAGCACAAGGAATTGTTGATTGGTCTAAATGGAAACCTGGCGATGCGGTAGCGGCTTTATTACTGAAACCACCCCGCGCGTTTCAACAATTGCTCCAATCGCAAGGCATCACATTTAAAGGGTTTTCAGATACGACTTTAACGGATATAGGAAACGCCATAGGCGAGGCTATACATCTTGGATTAGACGCTAAACAATCTGCCAAACTTATTACAAATCATGTGGCAAGTCCTGCTCGCGCTTTAAGTATTGCCATCACAGAACAAAACCGCGCTATTTCTCAAGCAACTGTAAACCGATATAAAGAGGCAGGATTACAACAACACCAGTGGTTAGTATTTCAACCTTGCACAATATGCGCTAAGAACGCAAATGTAATAGTAAACATAGGCAGACTTTTTCCATCAGGTGATTTACAACCGCCCGCACACCCTCATTGCCGATGCGCTCTCGCGCCTGTGATTCCTGGATTTGAAGAACAACAACTTGTACCTGGTGGTCAAATTATTACACCGCCCATATCAACACAACCAGTTATGCTCCCTACTACCAAACCTGCAACAGCGCAAGAAGCAATTACTGCACAATTACAAGCAACACAGCGCCGAAAAGAAACACCGCTTGTTCCTGGACAATGGCGTACTTTATCGCCCGATGATATACGCGAGGAAATAATTATTAGTTACATGGCAAGAACAAGTAACACGCGCGAGCGCATAGAATATTTTATTGATACAAAAAGGATAAACAAAGCAGATTTGGCTTTGTTAGACGGCGGTATTGTTTATACAAATGGACCAGTAACGGTGCAATTTTTTTCTACAGGCAAGAAAGTAAAAGAAAAAACGCGGAAAAAATTACTTGAAGAAGTAGAAGAATTACAAACCATTGCGCCAAAAAGTGAAATGACAATTATTGTTGCAAGCGAGCGCGGTGATGCTTACGGTAGTGCCATTTTAGGAGATGCAAAGATTTGGCTGAAACCTTCTTTAGTTAATAGCGATAATCCTTTGACCGCAGAACTCGGGTTTAAAATGCCAGTCATAGCAAAAGTACCGCATAGACAATATACCCTTACTCATGAATGGGGTCATGCTATTGACACAGGTGGCTCATTTGATTTAGGAACCTCTATTCAAAGTGCTATAACAAAAAAGCGTATTGAAGAACTTAAAAAAGAATACGCAAATGTTCCTGAAGCGGTTGTATCGGGCTATTCTAATAAAAATACTAAAGAATTTTATGCTGAAATGTATGCCGAATATGTTTTAACAAAAGGCACGACTAAAAATCCTTTGGTTCTTGCTATGGCAAAAGAATTTGGTTGGAATAAACCAAAGGGCGTATCCGCAAGTGGTCCTGCATTTGGCGTTGCAGAACCTTCTGCGCAAGCACCTGGAAACTATGTGACCGCAAAGAAAACGCAAGATTATTGGACAAATGACACCCTTATAGATATGTACGGCATGAACGCAAAAGGCACTATTGATTTTGGTTCATATAACCGCGATGGACAAAATCTATTTCTAAGAAATATCTTGCAAGAACAGGGTTACAACGGTTTACCTCGCGTAGTGAGCGCACAAGAATTTCAAAAATATGTGGACCAAGGGTCTATTCTTCTTTTTAGGGGTATTGCAGGCACAACTCCAGGGCAAGTAGATGATTACATAACTCAGTACCTAAGTGGTACTACCCCATTTGTGGGCAAGGGCATGTTTGGTGATGGCACTTACTTTGGCAATAAACGCAGTGTTGGAGAAAAGTTTGCAAAAGAGGACCGCAACGGCAACCCAATTCCACACGGGAAAATTATGGAAGCAACCCTAGACCCAAGAGCAAAAATAATTACAATAGAAGAAATAAATGATTACACACGAGCAAATCGCACAAAACTTTACGATTACCCTCAAGATTATTATGAGGACCCATCTGCAATAGCCGCCTCTTTGGGTTATGATGCTATAAAAATTACTAACCCTAAAGTTAATTTTATGGACCCTACGGCGCAGGCTGTTGATGCTGATTATTACATTGTTCTCAATCGTACCGCAGTAATAGTGAAGGAGATGCCATGACTGAAGTAGAAATATCGCGCCGACTTGGGCAATTGCACCTTATGCTCAATCAGGTTTACTTAAAGCAATTGATTACAGAAATACGCAAATCGGAAAATTTAGAATCTATGAAACAACCATATCGTTCATGGCTGACTGATTCCAAAAAAATACAAAGCAAATATCTAACGGATTCAGCAAAGAAAGTAAGGAGAGGCGAATGATAAAAAATCAAGACTGTACAGATAACATTGATTGGGCTGACCAAACATTACAGACCGTGGCAGAAGCGGCTGAGTTTGGAAGTCCTGAAGCAAAAATTGAATTGGATAAACGGCGCAAAGCCATAGATAAATTAGGTACAGTTACACCAAGGTTTTCTGTTGCAGAAGATGAGGATTAAATGGCTGATGGTTTTGTACCTCCACAATCAGTACGCAACAATGCCAAACGCGGATTAGCACTACGCGAAAAGCATGGGCGGGGTGGTACGGCTGTTGGAGTGGCTCGCGCGCGTGACCTTTCAAACGGAAAAGCATTATCATTATCAACAGTCAATCGTATGGTTTCTTATTTTGCTCGCCACGAAGTAGATAAGAAAGGCGAAGGTTGGGGCGTTGATTCTGCGGGGTATATCGCATGGCTCTTATGGGGCGGCGATGCAGGAAAATCATGGGCTAACTCAATCGCTAAACGAGAAAAGAAAAAGGACAAAGCATCAATGAGTAATCTAACAACGGCTTATTTCAACATTATTAAGGCGGACAAAAATGCCGATGGCACGCTATTGGTGTATGGCAAGGCAACCGATGATTCATTAGACATTGACCAGCAAATTTGTGACCCTGTTTGGCTAGACAATGCAATGCCTGAGTGGTTTAAGACAGGCGGCAATATTCGTGAGCAACACAGTAATATTGCGGCGGGAGTTGCTAAAGAATACGAAAAACGCGCAGACGGACATTACATACACGCTCTTGTTGTAGACCCTGTATCAGTAAAGAAGGTAGACACAGGCGTATTAAAAGGATTCAGTATTGGGATAAAAAACCCAAGAGTAGTGCGTGACCAAAAAGCGGCTAACGGGCGCATTGTTGATGGCAAAATTGTTGAGGTTAGTCTTGTGGACCGGCCCGCTAATCCTAATTGCCAGTTGGTTCTAGCAAAGTCGGCAGATGGCGAAAGCACAATGTCACGCGTAGAAGAACTAATTGAGAAGGAAGATAAAAAGCCAAATTACGAAAATGTATTACAGGGTGGCGGTAGGTCGGAGCCTTCAGATAAAGAATTATACAACCGCGTTAAACGCGAGGCTAAAGAAAAGTTTGATGTTTACCCATCTGCTTACGCTAATGCTTGGGTAGTACGCGAATACAAAAAGCGTGGGGGCAAATACAAAATCC